AGCCATGAGTCTCTGATGGTTGGCTCCGGCATCTTATATCCAACAAACGGCGAAATCCGGTATTGTACATACCCGCATTTCGTCGCATGATTCAACAATATTCTCAGGAATGACATATACGCCCCCAGCGAAGATTGCTTCAAGCCACGTTTGCGCAGATCCTTATCGATTCTAAGTATCGTAGCACGGTTGATATTCGTTAAAAGAATATTTGTATCGAGATACTTTGAAATCACGTTCCAGGCGTAATGGTAGAATTTCTTTGATGATTCTTTGATATAGCTCGTGTCCATGAATTCCTCAAAGACCGATGAAAGCGTATGGCAATCAATACGGTTAGAGTCTTTTAGCTGAAACACCAGCTCCGGGCACGTCAGATGGCTGGCGTATCCCATTTTATCTATCACCTCCTGGTAACGCTGCAACAGCCCGCGAATCTTCGTGTTTATTATTGCGGCATCCGGTCTTTTTACGACCATACCATTTTTAAACTCTTTTAAAGAGTCAATTTGAATATCGGTGACGATGTATCGCGTTTCGCCATTATGCGCCACCGCTATTCTCACTTTGTGCCTGCCTCCCTTGAGGGCTTTGCCAGGCACCACAACTGCGCTTAATACTGCCATAATTTAATGGGATGTATATGGGTTCTTTTAGACGTTTTTGGGGAATTAACGGATATTTTTGTGGATATTTTTTGATGTTATATGGTGATTTACAGATGATTCTTCCGACAATTTTCCGACAATTTTTCGGCAATAAAATGCACAAAAAAGTCTATTTTCAGGCAATCTGCAAACTTCATATATGACCTATCCGCTATGATGGGTTACTAATCAAACCCATTGAGGTTCAATAAATTCGACAATTTTTAGCAATTCGTAAACGCACAGACTGTCAAATTTGAAATTCACGGATGTTAATGCAAATATAACTCCATATATGCCATTAAACAGTAGATTTACTGCAAGTTAGCCATGTTTCGCAAATTCATCCGACAATAATTCGGAAATGTTGTGGCAAAATCCGTCAGATTCAATATGAAACCTGAGCCCTGCCACGACTATCGGCTCATTCCTTCTTGATTTTACACTCGTAGATGTAACGTTCGTTGGACTGAGATTTCCATTCGGAGATGATGGTAGTGATATCCTCGGCAGAGGCATCTTTAATATATCGTTCTTCTACAACATCCCAAGCCTTGCCTTTGTTGCCACTTTTCAAGAATGTAATGGTGTAGTTTGCGAATACGGCAGACTTGCCCGGTTGCTTTTGCATAGCTCCATCAAATAAATTGTAAAGGTTGACGAGCTTTTTCCCATCAGCATCACTAATTTTTAAATCGGTATATGCATCCGTAAAATATACCCTAACAAGTCTAACTATATTCTCGGAAAAGTAAGATAATTCTCCGGAGTATGTTGCCGAGATGCCCCATGCTCCACTACCCATCAATCCAGTAGCGCCTCCTCTTCGGGAACCATGATAAATAGAAATCGAGGTGAATTTCCCGATAACATCATCTGTGCTTTTAAACATCAGTTTTTCGTCCTCGCCTATGACCACAGCGCCGTCATAGAACATTTTGAAGTCTAATAACTGATGGCCGTTCTGCATTCTGAATCTAACGTGGACCTTTTTGTTGCAGAGGCTTTCCCAGGATGTAATCAATGTTCGCTGCTCTGTGAACTCATCAATCTCGTCAGTCTCTATCTTCATGGCGTCCGCCACAATCGGGATGAAGAGAGACAACAATAGCAACAGTGCCTTAATTTCTTTCATTGCTTTTATTTTTTTTCAATTCGGGTTTCCAATTGCGAGATACGATTGCTTAAAGTTGCAATTGTATCGTTTTTTGAGTTTATGGTGTCTTGGAGGGTTGCGATGGTATCAAGCAAAGAGTTGATTCTTTCCAGCTCCTTGCTTTGAGATTTCATCATTTCTCCCGTATCCCTCAGAAACCAGTCAGCCGAAATCTCGGGGAATGCTGCAAGTGTATTCCGAATGACTTTTGAAGATGGCTCTGTTCCCTTTTGAAACATCGAACCAATCACCGACTGAGTGACGCCTATTTTTATTGCAAACTGCCTATCCGACAATTTATATGTAGAGATAATATCTCTGATTTTGGCATTAAGTGTCATCATTACGCAAACGCATATACGTTAACAAAACTTAAAACTGCAAAAATAAACGTGCTTACGTTTGCTTATTAACGTATTTACGTTTAACTTTGCATCAACTTCTAACGAACACTACAAATATAGTGCTTTCGGTTGGAATTGCCAAATAACATAATCAACAAAATATAAGCACAATGGCAAAAACAGAAACCCCGATTGCAGTAATCGCCGAAGACCTGGGCTATCAGATTTCGCTCTGCGAGGACTCGCTGATAGAAAGCGCGCGGACGATGGCGATGCTGAATATCGATGCCCGGGAATACAGGGAGGCGTGGGAAAGCGTAGCCTCTGTAAGCGCCGCGCTCATGCAGTTCAAAACCCTTGAAGCCTGCATTGAAAGCAAAGATGAAAAGAAGACGGAGAACTTCCTGCGCTACACGGTACATCGGATTCGCCAGAACGAGGGCGAGCCTGGAGCAGACATGGTCGCCAACGGAATGCGCATCATCTTCGACGCATTCAACTACTACCTTACCTACTTTGAAGAATAATAACCCGGCTTAAGCCCCAACCCTCACCCTACAATGGACGTAAACACATCATATCGGTACAAGGCGATAAACACAACCTCCTACAACAGCCTCGCAGCCTATATAGCGACTGTGCCTCCGACGGCCGCTGTAACCGCCACGCTCCACCCCGCCCTTTCTACAATCGTGGTCTCCGGCAATTTCGTGGCAGATGTAAACAGATTCATCGACGAGGAGAATCTTGAGTTTCACATCAACCCCATAGCGGTACACGCCGAGAATCTCGGAGAGGTGATTGACAACGAGACCACCGATGCCGCCACCCTCCGCAAAATCATCTACTCGATGATGGAGAAGAAACGCCAGTCGGACGAGCAACACGAGGAGGAGGCGAAGTCGCTCCACAGCGACCTCTTTAAATGCGAGGCCGACCTCCTGGAGGCCCAACGCCTCCGCGACAGTTACCGCGAACAGTGGGCGCGATGCCGCGCCGAACTCACACGGGTACGCAAGCAGGTAGAAGCAATCGCAGTAATGCAGCAGTCCATCTTCCCCAAGAAATAACCACCGCCAAAGTCAAACCATACCATAGGCCGCTCAGGAGTGAGCAGATGGCCCAGGGTCAAGAGAGGCCCGGCCCCGGAAGGGGCTTCAGCAGGGAGTGTAGACAATCTCGATCGGATAGAGGCTCGCTTACAAAGGCGAGAGGTTGCAGGTTCGATTCCTGCCGCTCCCACAGCTTAGTAGAGTTAAGCCAAGAAGAGTACCTTGACATTCTGGAATATTCCACTGCATAACGCGGTCACGCCCTACGGATGATGCCGATGCAGTGATGAGCAGAGCAACAGACTTTCAGTCGGAGCACTGATAACGGGTTGCCTGCGATAAGAAATAACTCCCGGTGCTTATGCCGAAAATGACCGGGAGCGGGTTGAGTCGTGTCCGCCCGTGGCAAATGGACCGAGTGATAATAGATAATTCCAAAAATGAATCATTTACATAGGGCGATGATAGAGAGGGCGAAAGCGGCAACCGATATAACGGTGTTGACCCAGGACTGAATGATTTTCATCTTATGCTCAAACAACTCTTTATCATGTTTCATCTCTTCATCCTTGAAGTAGTTGAGATTCTCTCTGCCATAAGGCGTAATTTCATAATGCTTGAAGGGTTTCTCTTTTGCGAACCCTTTCTCGACAAGGTGCTGTGCCACTTTTTCAGCAGCTTCATAGGGACTGGTTGCTTCCGCAATCTTACTAACGTGAAGATTCTCTGACATGGCAAGTGCGTTTATTGCCCGATGGCAGGCATGATTCATTTTTTATCCATATTGTTATTTTTTGTTTGGCAACGCAAAGATAACAAAATCCGGTGATTTTCACCTAAGAACGGTGTAGCTCAGTCGGCAGAGCGGTCTACAATGCAGACACGTCGGCGGTTCGAGTCCGCCCACCGTTCCTCATTGACAGAGAGACGAAACAATCAGCGGTACAAGTGGAGCGGCCAAAGTAGCCGCAGCAGCGAGTACAGCCGCGAAAAGAGCCCACCTCCGGGCCGAGTGTGATTCAGTTTCCGATGATGCCACCCTCTCCCTCAGCAGAGTGATTTCGTCTCGGTGGCTATCGGCAACCGATGCAAGTTCTATACGGAGGCCGTTAACCTGCTCCCGAAGGGTATGTGTCTGCTCTTTAAGTGCCCGTGTCTGCTCTTTAAGTGCCTTTACTTGCTCCTCCAGCACAGCCGCCTGTCGTGCTGCGGCTATATCGGCGTTATAACGTGCCTGGCGCTCCTGCTCAATGCGCTGCTTCTCATTGATGAAGTCAAGTATCAGATGCTTTTCGATAGAGCCATAGCCTCTGATTCTGTGTCGGATTCTACATTCTTCCATGATTCTTTTTGCTGTGGGTTTGTCGCAACTCAAGTGCGCCATGACTTCCTCCTCAGTCCACATCTCAATCTGAGGAGCGTCGGTTCTGTAAGCTCTCATAATCGTTGGTTTTTTGTTTTGCTCCACAAAATTAACGATTTCCGGTGATTTTCACCTAAGAACGGTGTAGCTCAGCAGGTAGAGCGGTCTGTAAACAGATGCGTCGGCGGTTCGAGTCCGCCCATCGTTCCTAACTTAATAAAAATATGGAAACAAAAATTAGTGTCAATCTCAAAGACCAAACATTTGATTTGGAAATTCGTGGAGCATCCCTTAGTCACATGAATAACCTGTCGGCCATCGAAGAAGCCGTGGCCGACAATCTTAAAGCAAACCTATTGCTGTTAGGAGCAGACCCTTGTAAAGCGGAGGAGGGCGTTAATCTTCTGCTTCAAGGAAAGTACGGTATTCGAGATATTTTGAGAGTATGTCTCGGAGATTGATGAAGTCGTAATATGACCCTTGTTCATATTCCCTTAGCTCCAAAGTCTTGATATAAAGCGGATGCTGGGGTGAGTCTGAGAATAAAAGCAATTTTACGTCTGTAAGGAGTTCAATGTATTGTGATGTAACTTCTTTTTCTGCGATATACTCGGATGCCCAAAATGAAGTGTCCTCATTGCGCACAAAGGAGTCTAAGATAGATTTGACTTTGTCGAGCAGCTCATTAGTACGATTAATATATTTACTCATAGTCATTAACTTTTGGTTTGGTTGCTGCAAAGTTAGTGATTTTCTGTGAACGGTGTAGCTCAGTTGGTCAGAGCACTCGTAAGAGAGGCCGGCGGTTCGATTCCGCCCATCGTTCCTAACTCTAAATCACAAAGCAGATGAAAGCGATAATCCAAACTATTACAAAGACTTATCGAACAACTGAAAATGTTCGACTTAGCGGCCGATTGTACGAAACTGTCAAGAGAATAGATGCACGAACAAGCAAGACCACCATTCTCGGTGTTCCTGTACTCACAAAATTCTCTATTGACGGAGAAGAGAAAATCGTGAAGTTTTGCGGGATTCCTATAATATCGTTCCGCCGGGAGTTATGGGATCACCTTTCTGAATAGAATCCTTGATTGCTCCGTAGCTCATAGACAACGAGACTGGCTTTTGAGCCGTATTAACAAAGTGTAATACAATCATTTTTCTGCGATCCTCAATTGAGGCGATGGCAGAAAGATTAACAAGGTGTCGATTCCCTGCATTGTCAGAGATTTCTATAAATCTTGTCATAATCACTATTTTTGGTTTGTTCACTACAAAGTTAGTGATTTTCTGTGAATGGCGTAGCCTCCGGGCGATAGCGGTCAATGCAGGGTCGTCGCCTGCCGCCATTCCTGAATAATAAGTAATTATATCATAATGGAACAGAAAATAAGAACAGCCGTTCTCGGCTATGCCATGGAGCTCCGAAAGATGAAGGTCGGTGACATTGTGGCATTCCCCCTCCCCAAGTACAACTACAATTCCGTCCGGGCGTCTTGCAGTTGTACTCTTGCAGCCGAATTGGTAGATGGATGGAAGTTTAAGACAAAAAGAGACTTTGACAACAAGCGGGTGCTTGTAATCAGAACAGCATAGCCTATGGGAAAGTGTCTTATAACATCGGTCAATCCGGCCGAAATCATGTTGGAGAATATTTTCCGTGTCATGGAGCGTGAGATATTCTGCAAGGATACATCCGCCAAGATTGTAGGCGGCGCCAAAAAGCTTGAGGATTTAATTGCCGCCGGCAAGATACGCGCCGAAAAGGGCTGCAACGCCCAAAACAGCAAATGGCGATGCAATGCAGCCGACGTTCTGCGGCATTGCCGGAACATGAGAGATAAATAAGCTATCTGCAAAAGCCCGTGAGGGTGGCATACGAATGTGTAATGACAACGTTGCCTTTGAGTGCCCGTGAGGGTCGTGGCGACAACTTCTAACGAACCCCGGCAGCCGGGCGGGCAATCCCGGCTACATGGAGGTGGTAAACGCTGGCGCCAAGCGCGATAGTGGTTAATGTGGGTTCGACTCCCACCGCCTCTGCATTTTGGTTAGGTTTCAAATACATACCCGTGTGACGGCTCGGAAAGACGAGCGAGAGACTCACGCCGATGACAGTCGGGAAAGACCGGCATGAGAGACTGACAATCGGTGAGTGTCCCCCGGGATTGGTCCGGGAGTAGGTGAATAGCCGTGGCCACGAAATAGCCTACAAGCAGGTTCGACTCCTGCTCTCTCAACCATTAGAAACAACATCATCAACACATCATCAAAATGGACGAGCCTATCTTCACAAAGCGCGTCAGCGCCGGAACACGCGTCTATTACATCGACGCACGCATTGACCGCAAAGGTCAGAAGTATATCTCCCTCTCGGAGATTCCGACAGATAAATCACCCGGCAAAAAGGAGCGTCAGCGAATCTTCATCCACGCTAAGAACATGAAGAGATTCGCCAAGGCTTTTGCCAAAGTAGCAACCTATATAAAGAATGACGCTAAAGGATGATCCGCTGGTGCTTCTCGGCTGGAGCTGCCCGTATTGTGGAGCTCCAACTAAACTCGTTGACGACACGGAAATCTACGGGCGGTCATACGGCACCAGTTGCTACGTCTGCAAACCGTGCGGTGCATGGGTCGGCTGTCACAAAGGCACTGACAAGGCGCTCGGCCGAATTGCGAACAAAGAACTGCGAGAACTGAAACGTCAGGCGCACGAGTCTTTCGACCTACTATGGAAAGAGGGCTGCCTCCCCCGGGCAGCAGCCTATGAGGTATTGTCCGCTGCTTTCGGACTCCCGACAGAGCAAACCCACATAGGAATGTTCGATGAGGATATGTGCCGGAAAGTAATCTCATTGTCAAACATAATTCTTAAATACATCAAAAGCGATGGCTAAACAAATTTCACGCGGCAAGTTTCTCCTTATAGAGTGTACTGCCGGTGAGCTGATGAACGCAGTCGGCTCCGACATCTGCATTTGTGATTGGTGTGGCAAATCATTCTTACCATCTGATAAGGGTGTGTATATTGCAGTTCTCAATCAATGGTACTGCCAAAAGTGCTTTGAAGAATGGGTCGAACGTGCTACTTGGTATCCCGAAGATGTAGATGTTGAGCGTAGGAATTTTGAGTTCTATGCTCCAAGATTTGGCGTTAAGATATGAATCAAATCGAAAAGTCTATCCTCAATCAAATGTGGATTTATTGCGCGGCACTCAGAACCCTGATGTTTGTGAAGCTCCACAATAGGTATTCGGCACAATTTGACCTTACGATAGATAATCTCCGTACAGCATCTAAAATGCTGTTGATGGAGGCAGAACGCGAACGGAAAGAAGTGCAAATGTCAGTAAATGTTAAGGTGTGAAAATAGCGGGCAATCAGTTTGTGCAACTCGCTAAAAATGACTAACTTTACTGTATATCAGAATGAGAGATATAAAATAAGTCAAACCAATAAACCTACCATTATGGCAAAGGAAAAACAAGCTGAACAGACCCAAGAGGTCAACGAGGTTCAGAAGACAGCCGAGGAGCAGGCAAAGGCTATCCTCGACAACAATCTCCGTTTTTACTCGCAAGGATGTGAGGTTCCGGCGGACGCGCTCAAAGAGATTAAAGCCGGAAGGCTCAAAGGTATGACGGATGTTAATCCGATGTGGCGAATGAAACGGATGACCGAGATTTTCGGCCCCATCGGTTTCGGATGGAGATATGAAATCGTCAAGCAGTGGACCGAGACCTACGGCGATGAGGTGAAATGCTTCTGCATTGCCAATCTCTATGTTCGCGATCCCGAAACAAAAGAATGGAGCGACGCCATTCCCGGCTCCGGCGGCTCTGCCATCGTTACCGTTGAGCGCAATGGCAAATATGTGAACGATGAGGGCTACAAGATGGCTCTTACTGACGCTCTCTCAATCGCCATGAAACCTCTCGGCATTGGTGGTAACATCTGGTATGGCCCCAAAGCAAAAGGCCATAATGAGAGCAAGTAGGAGGCGTCCGCATGAGAAAATGCCGACGAAAGCCAGCATCCTCAGCAGAG